AGGACCCTGGATAGGGCTCGAAAGGTGATAGACGCCGCTGCTAAGTTCAAGCGGGGGGACGTGAATCGCACTTGGCGCTATTTAGGCCGAGCTGCGCGTACCGCGGATCTCCTAGCGTTGGCTGGTAGTATCTGGCTTGAATACCGCTTTGGTTGGCGGCTCCTGGTCCAGGACATCGAGTCATTAAAGGAAATACACGACAGTGTCGTGAACACCTTCGATGTTTCTTATGCCCGGGGGACATTCAAGTTCGAGTGTGATCCGATCGATGGAGTATTATCTCGCTACGCAACCTCCAACAGTAATTTCTACGTTGGGAAGAATCAGGGCGGCACAGGAAAGATCCTGCGACGTACTGAGGAAAGGTTAAGAGCCGAGCGGACCATGCGCGTCGGAGTCATGGAGCAGTTCACAGGGAATCGCCCGTATTTTGGGGATTTCTTTGTGACCGGTTACGAGTTGATCCCCCTATCGTGGGTGGTTGACGCGTTTTCAAACGTCGGGTCTGTCATAAAGGCCTGGTCTCCTATGATCTCCGGTCGGCCAGTCCATCAATGGATGACCGATGAAAAGATATATATGCTTCGACGTTCTGCCATACCGCTCGGGTTAGTACCCGTGTGGACAGGTGGTAGTGTCACAGCATACACTCATCATGCCGATGTCGGCTTGAAAGTGAAAACACGTATGCCCGTTGGCCTGACGTGGCCGACCATTGACTTTCACCCCCGAGGTCCAAACGCATTAAAGTGGATGGACATTGGTTCGGTGGTGGCGTCATTTGGTCGATCCATTACCAGGTACGCGGAGCGTACAGTCCTAAGAATGTGACTATCTTGTCACCTCATGTAAATGGAGCTCGATATGAGCCTTGAAATGCCCGTTGGAATGTCCTACGACGGTTCTCAGAACGTCGATTCTGTGACATTCGTGTACGCCGATCACACGGCAGCCTCTCCGCACTTTGTCATCGTGGACCGCAAGGCCCCGGTGACTCGGAACGGTTCGACCGCGTTTGCTCAGCTCCGGACCCGTGTCTTTCGTGATGCGGTCCACCCGGAGACCGGGGAGAAGAAGAAATCCGTTACCGAGGTTACCACGAGGTACCCGGACTTCGCGTCCATTGAGGACGTGCAGGAGGATCTTGCTTCTGTTTGTACCCTGGCAGCTTCGGTGGACTACCAGTCCGCCGTCGAGAATCTCATGCTACCACGGACCGCTGCGGCGGCGTGATTCCCTATTGGGATTACGCTGTTTACCAGTGCTCTCCGTCGGTGTGGTCAGATGTGTTTTTCTATCATTGGCTACCCAAGTGTGAGTCTCTGCTGCTATACGCAGCCAGTTGGTAATTACCCCACAACGAGGAATTCCCATGAGCAAACCCAGCAAGCCACGAGGCAAGCATGGTGGGCCCAAAGGCATGGATGCCCCAAGGGTCAAACTAAACGAACTGTTCGACCAAGCACTGAAGGACACCCTGCAGTTCCTGCCTCAGGATGTGATCCAGAAGCTCTATTGGGCTCTGGACATTGAACCTGAGACGCTGCGGGAGGTCTTAGACAGCTGCGTCCTCAAAGCTGAATCGTCCCTTGCGGACGGAGGATTTGAGGCTTATGCAGTTCTTCGACAACTCCAGTCCCTGATCAAGAAGAACTTGGACTGGTACGCGCTTCCGCCCCGCGAACGCGAGGCAAGGTCGATGGACGGGTTCTTCGCATGCGAGAAAGCGTGTGAAGAGACGAACGCCCGTTTTAACACTGAAGTGCGCAACCCCTCCCGGAAAGGTCCGGTGTTCCAGGTTCTCAACCTGGCGCGATTGAAAGTACATGAAGTACTAGGGGAGTTGACGGAGGC